AAGCCGTAGGTCTGCAACGCCTTCGCAAAGCGCGGATACTTCTTCGCAATCATCCCGACGAGCCCGCCGGCCGCCGCCCCCGGCAGCTCCATCGGCGTCGCAATCGCCATCATGTTCTGCGGGTCGTCCAGATTCAGCCACCCGAGCACCGAACGCAACATGCCCTGTCCCGGCACGTCGAACACGCTCGCGAGTTTCGGGTCGGCCCAGGTGGGATACGGATTCTTCGGCGCCGGAATCGTGATGGGCCCCGGCATCAGGCGTCCCCCGCATACTCGTATTGCACACGCAACGGCGCGTGCGGCTCACACGGATTCAGGACGCGCGTCGGCCGAAACACCTTCGCGCGCGGCGGCTGATACATGGGTGGTTCATCATCCGCCCTGAATCGCACGGGCTCGCGGATCGGCACGCGATACTCATCGAGCACGTCGTCCAAGACCACGTCGCGTGGAAATTGTCCCGGCTCGCACAGCCTCGCGATGATCATGCCTCGGGTTGCTCCGCATCCGCCTGCTGCTGCAGCAGCATGGCCTGCCGCGCTTCATTGCGGTCCATGTCGGATTGTTCCGCCTCGTGTCCCCGGTCGATGTCGGCCTGCTCGGCGTCGTGCGCACGCGCCTCGCGCGCGGTGCCGCGGTCCAGTTCCGCTTCGTTCGCTTCGTGCCCGAGCGCCTGCGCTTCCTCATCGGCGTGCGCGTTGATCGCCGCGCCCTTACTCGCCGCCTGAATGTGCGCCACCGCAATCGACGCCGCATTCTTCATCACTTGCAGCGCCAGTTCCTTGTCGGCCTCGACGTTCGCGAGTTGCACCTTGGCCTGCGCCTCGAATTTCACCTTCTCGGTGTCGAATTGCGTCTTCAACTGCGCCGCTTGCGCGTCGGCCTGCATTTTCATCTGCGCCGCCTGCACCTGGCCCTGCTGCTTCGCTTGCTCTGTCGCAATGTATTGTTTGGCCTGCTCGAGCTCGCCCTGCAACGCCTGCAACTGCGCCGCAACCTCGGGCGGCGTGCCGCCGGCTTCCTGATTGAGCATCGCGAGTACTTTCGGGTCGAGCATCACCTTGGCGCGCTTCGCCATGTCCTTGTGACCTGGGCCATCCTGGTTTTCGAAAAACAGGTCACCAAACCACGTCATGAGCACCGGATTGGCGCCGATCAACTCGCCCAATGTCGAGGATTCCTCCTGCCGGCGCGTGTCGTAGTCTTTCGACACCCGAATCGCGATGTTGAATTCCGCATCTTCGGTGAGTTTGTATTCTTTCGGCTCTTTGCCTTGATGTTGCTCCGCATCGAACGGCACGGGCCGCTGTTTCTCGTCGCGCACGAACGGTTGCCCGATCAAGACGCCCTGGGACTCGTATTTCCCAGTCATGATCTGCGACAAGCGCCCCGGCCGGATGCCGTAAATCGGATACAGCAGCGAATTGACGATTTTCGCTTCGTAGGTGACTGATTTCACGAGGTTCGCGAGGCCGCCACTCGTGCCCTGCGATGCGCGCTCCTGCAACAGCCGGATCGCCTTCCCAGATCGCACTGAGGGGTCCACATTCCCCAGCGTCGCATCCGGCACACCGGTCGTAGACTTCACCGCGCGCACGAACATCTCGCGCAAGCCGTCCCAGGTGCCCACCGCCGCCTCGGTATTGCGCTGCAACGCCTGCGGCGGTGGCAATGGCGCGCCGCTCCCGATGGGATACTCAGCCGTGTAGCCGTTGTATTCCAGCCGGCCGATGTTCCGCACGTTCGCTTGGTCCCAGGCGTCGGTGAATCCCTCGAATTGCCCAGCGAGCCCCGTGACGGGCGTCTTCGGCGCGAGCAACGCCACTTCCACTTCCGTGGTCGCCATCACCGACACACCAAACGCTGGGTCACGCGCCGGCCGCACCATGCCCTGCACGCGCCGCTGCTCGTCGTAGGGTTGCACTTCCTCCCACAGCACCTTCACGAGCGGCATGTATTTCGACGGCCACACGGTTTCCTCGAGCACCTGCACGCCGTCGATCTTCGCAAAGATGATTGTCTCAGTGACGTCGGTGTAATCCTCGACCGGTTGCCCGTCCGCCTCCACCGCGCGCGGTGCCTTCCCCGCCTCTTTCGCCGGCACGCGCCGGCCATCGGCGAGTTCCGCCATCTTGACCTTCGTGTAGTCCGTCCAAAGGTAATTCATCACGCGCACCGAGCGCGTCTCGCCGTCTTGGGTGAACCATTCGGGCGCTTCATCGCCCAAGCCGCGCCACTCGCTGTCGTCCCCATGCTCGCCGTAGGTTTTCTTCGATGGCCGATCCGGGAACATCGCGTCGTAGTCTTCCCAGGACAGGTCGCTGCCCCAGAATTCCCATTTCGCGTCGCTGCCGTCGGCCTTCTCGTGTCGCGGGTCGAGCCGCACCGTGCCCTGGTTGTAGAGCCGGTCGATATACACCTCTTGGTCCCGACTGCGCGTCGAGACGTAGCGTGTCATGACCAGATAGAACCCGCGGCCGGCCTTCCGTGCGCGGTCGGCGGCCCAGTTCCGCGCGTCGCGCGCATCACTCTCGCGCTGAATCTTGCGCACGAGCCCTTCGCGCAGCTCGATTTCGGTGTCGTCAATCGGCCCGACCAAGCCGGCGAAATCATCGGCCGCCACAATCTCGGGGCCGAGGTCCGTCTGCTGCGCTTCCGCCGCCACATGCGCAATCGGGTCGCGTAATGTGTCAATCGTGAGACACGGCCGCGCTGGAATCGCCGGTAGTTTCCCGTTCGCGCCCTGTCCATCGCGTGACCCGCGAATATCCGGCGGCCACTGGTCAATCAGGAAGCGCAAGTCTTCGAGTTCGCGTCCGAGTTGTTTCTTGTCGGCGTCGTCGGCCTGCTTGTAGCGTTTACGGCCCAAGACGACATCGGTGCGGAAGGATTTCGCCATCACGAGGACTCGTAGTCCATCGTCCGAATCATGCCGCGCAGGACGCGCGCCTGTGTGTCATCGAGTGGTTCCTCTTTGATCACCAGTGGAGGGCCTTCCAGAGCCGTCACGCGCTGGTGCAGCGTCTCCAGCATCGAGTAGAGCACGCTGTTATTGATGGCGAGTTGGTCGACCACGGTTTGCAGGTCCACGAGCCGCTCGAGGATCGACTGCGTCACCGCGTGCGCGACGAGGTCACGTTCAGATTGTGTGGTGTTCACGAACCGCCTTCGTCAAGACTTGGCACCGCGTGAACGCCGGGGGAGTCGAACCCCCATCCGTCTGCACTCTCGCGCATCCGGTCACACCTTACGGTGCGTCCTCGGCCAAATCGGGCGGCTTTCACGCGTATCTCACTCTAGCACGCCGTGTCAACCGGCCCACGACAGCGGCCCGCGCACCGGCTGCACATGCCCCGTCGTGCGCGGGATCACCACCGGCCGCACTTTCTGTGCAAATGTCAACGCCAGCGCGTCCCCCTCATCCGGACTCGACACCTCGCGCGCCTTCATCTCCTTCTTCGACTCCAGCCAGATCCGCTGGTCTTTGTCCTCCCGAATTCCCGGCGCCGTGAGGTCCGTCTCGAGCCGCGCCGACTTGTCAATCGCGCCCGTCAAGAGCCAGTCCTTCATCTCCGACCACATGAAATCGCGCATATAGCGACACGTCTTCGCCGGGGAATCCGCGCCGAAGTTCACCTCGATCAGGTTCTTGTAGCCCAGATTGCGCAGCCGCGTGCCCACCGCGCCCGCAATGCCGGCGCTATCGAGGAACAGCATCTGCACCTGCTGCCCGTTGTAGGTCTGCGAGAGCACATCCGCCAGCCGATTCGTCAAGACGCTCGGGTCGCGCGTCAGTTCACCCGGAATCCGAATCGCCGGGATACTCCGCGCGTCACGCCCCCGTCGAAACCGAATCACGTTCGCATCGCTGCCGCCCCACGCGAGGTCACAGCCGGCCACGAGCGGCTCGTCGGGCAGCACCATCACCTGCCGCTTCTGCGCCTCGACCACCCGCCACGCATCAATGAACTGGGCATCTTCAGCCTTCGGCGGAATCCCCCGCACACGCACGCGAAACCGGTCGCTATCCTCGCCGCCCCAGTCCTCGAGTTGCTCGGCGATGAGCGCCTTGTTCGGAAAGCGGCACTGGCGCGCGTCGATCACCCAGGTCTTCCACCGCTTCCCATCGCCGGCAAAGACGATGTCGTGAAACACGCCTTT